GTGCGCCCCCCCGCGGGGGGAGCGGGGGGAAACCCCCCCCCCGGGGGGGGGGGGGGGGATCCCGCCGAACACACACCGAGAGGAGGGGCGGCCATGTCTGTCCTGAAAAGCAAGCGATCCACCAGCAAGGCGGAGTATGTGAACCTGGCCAATGAGATTTACACGGAAACCGTGGCATTTTTGACCCGGCTTTCCGCCAGGTACGCCCGCCTGCTGGCGGAGCCGGTGGCGGCGCTGGCCGGGGAGGTGATCGACCAGACGGAAAAGGCGAACAGCATTTTTCCAAAGGGAGAGCCGAACCTGGGCCTGCGGAAAGGCCACCTGCTGGAGGCCAGGGCCGCGCTTATGGCCCTGGACGTGCGCCTGGGACACTGTTACACCATCCTGGCGCTGAACCGGATATTTCATGCAATTTACGGAGGTGCAGAACCATGATCAAGATCATCAAAGACGGGACAAGCCTGGGAATGACCGAGGCGCCCACCTACGTGCGGCAGGCGGAAAACGGGTGCTTTGTGCTGTGCCGGGAGGCGGAGGCCACGGGGATCACCCACAACGGCACCGTGTACCACCTCCTGGGCCGGGAGGCCCTGGAGGGGGCGGAGAGCGTGATCCTGGAGGCGGCGGACGCCGGCGCGGAGATCCAGGCGGCCGGAGAGAGCGCGGCCAACAACGCCAAACTGTCCGGCCAGTTGTCGGCGGCGGCCAAGTTGTACGTGCAGGCGGCCACGGACGTGCCGGACGAAGCGGCGCTGGAAATGCCGGACCTGTTCAAGACCTGGGAGGAGGTCCTGGCGGCAGGCCAGAACGTGGCGCAAAATGCCATCATCAACGACGGCGGGACCCTGTACCGCGTTGTGGCGGCCGGCGGCGTCCTCCCCCAGGAACACCAGCCGCCCCACGGGGAGGGTATGCTGGCGGTGTACCGGCCCATTGACACGGCCCACGCGGGCACCCTGGAGGACCCGATCCCGTGGGTGTACGGGATGGACTGCACCGAGGGCCTGTACTACTCCTATAACGCCACCGTGTACCTGTGCAAGGCCAATATGACGCCCTGCGTATGGGCGCCGGGAACGGCTGGCCTGTGGCAATGGGAGGCGGTGGAGTAAGCCATGGAAAAGGTCCGCTACATCGTTAAAAAGCGCATGAGAGAGGCGGGGATCTCCGGCCGCGTCAATCTCCCCTATGGCACGGCGGTGGAGGCTGTGGACGGCCTGATCATCCACCAGGGCGCGGCCGTGTGCGCCGTGACCAGCCGAAACGCCCACCTGTATTTCGCCCGGGACGACGACGGCCAGGGGCGGGAGCGGGGCGCCCTGACGCTGGCCATCACCTCCACACTGGAAAAGCGGGACAAAGACCATCAAGCCCGCTGGGATCGGGTGTGGGAGGATGAAACCGCCCAAAAGTACCGCAGGCAGGACCATGAAGATCATTTCCTGTGGGGCCATGCCTTTTTCGAGGCCCCGGTGGAGGACCTGCGGCACATCGCGGATCTGATCGGCGCGAGGAGGTGACGGCCATGGACAGCACAAAAGTGATCGCGGACCTGTGCGCCGTCATTGACCGCATGAACGTGATCATTCAGGCCCAGGCCATGGAACTGGCCCAGTTCGGGGCGCTGGCCCACGAGGAGGAGATCGCGGCCGTGCGGCGGCAGTACGCCAGGGCCGTCGGTGAGGGGGTGGGACCTTGAACCTGGAGGAAATTCTGCTGGGCGGCGGCGGGGTGCTACTGGTAGCCATGACGCTGATCCAGGTGGCACCGATCAAGGTAAATCCATGGTCCGCCATCGCCAAGGCTATCGGCCGCGCCATCAATGGGGAGGTGATCGCCAAGGTGGACCAACTGGAGCGGGATCTGGAGGCCATGAAAGCGGCCCAGGAGGAGCGGGACGCGATCAGTTGCCGGTCCCGGATCCTCCACTTCGGGGACGAAACGATCCACGGGGTCCGCCACACAAAGGAGCATTTCGACCAGATCCTGCGGGACATTACCAGTTATGAACGATACTGCGACGACCACCCGCATTTCGAGAACAACACCACCGTGCTGACCTCCCAGCGGATCAAGGATATTTACGAGGATTGCCTGGCAAAGGCGGATTTTCTGTAAAAAAGGGGGCGCAGGAATGAATATGCCTTTGATCGCGGCGGCCGCCATGGCCGGCGGGGCGCTGCTGGGCTTTTCCTTGTGCTGGGCCGCCACAAGGCTGGCCGGCGGAAACCACGCAGCGGCCGCACGGCTGGCCACCACCGCAAAGAAGAAAATGGGGACCATGGACAAGGTGCTGATCCTGGAGGGTGTGATCCTGGTGGCCTATACGGCGGCGGACCTGGCCGTGTTCTGGCACACCGGGAACGAGCCTGCCACCCTGACCGCCTGCGTGTTCGGCGTGTGCGGTTTTGAAAACGGGGTCATGGGATGGATCAAGACCACAAAGGAAAAAGTGCGGGACCGGCGCTGGGAACAGGAGGACCGGGAGCGCATGAGGAAAGAAGAACAGGAGGCGCAAAACAATGGGTAAAATGAAAGCCAATGTATTCGTGGAAAAGGCGGTGGAGATCGCCAAGAACTTCAAAACCCTGTACGTTATGGGCTGTTTCGGGGCACCGCTGACGGGTTCCAACGTGAGCCGCTACTGCAATAACCATTCCTACAACCGAGCGGCGGACCGCACGGCCATGATCAAGGCGGCGGGAAACCAAAACCCGCCCGTATATGGCTTTGACTGCGTGTGCCTGATCAAGGGCATTTTGTGGGGGTGGAGCGGGAACGCCTCCAAGACCTACGGCGGAGCCAATTATGCCAGCAACGGGGTCCCGGACATAGGGGCGGACACCATGATCACCAGGTGCCTGGACGTTTCCGCAACCGGATGGGCCAACATGGCCGTGGGTGAAGCGGTGTGGATGTCCGGCCATATCGGAATTTACATCGGGGACGGCCTGGCGGTGGAGTGTTCCCCCAAGTGGGAAAACAAGGTGCAGATCACGGCCGTGGGGAACATCGGGAGCAAAGCGGGGTACAACACGCGGACCTGGACCAAACACGGAAAACTGCCCTATGTGGATTACTCCGAGAGCGGGACAACCACCGGCGGCGGGACCGCGACAAAGCCGGACACCGGCGGTGCCACCATCTACAAGGTAGCGGCCGGGGACAACCTCTCCAAGATCGCGGCCAAGTACGGCACCACCGTGGACGCCCTGGCGGAGATCAACGCCATCAAAAACAAGAACCTGATCCGCGTGGGCCAGGTGCTTATGCTCCAGGATACACCCCAGGCGGCGGCCGACAAACTGGAGGCCCTGGGCGTGATCAACTCCCCGGACTACTGGGCGGAGGCGGCGGAGGCCGGAAAGGTCCAATACCTGGACATTCTGCTGAAAAAGGCCGCGCAGACCATCACAAAGGCCGGGGTGCGGACGGATACGCCCCAGGAGGGCGTGGCCGCGCTGGTGGCCGCCGGCGTGATCAATACGCCGGAATACTGGCTGGCCAACTATGGCACATTCCCCAGCCTGGACCTGCTACTGCAGGCGCTGGGCGGGGCTGTGAAATAATCGGAGGAGGACATATACATGGAAAACATTATGCAGTACATTCCCCTGGCGGTGTCCGCCATCCTGCTGGCGGCCCTGATCCTGACCGTGATCACCAACATCATCACCCAGGTGGTCAAGAAAATCACCTGGGACAAGATCCCCACCAACATTCTGGCGGTGCTGGTGGCCATGGCCGTGACCCTGCTGGCGTTCTTTGCGGTGTGCCAGATCATGGGCTGGGCCGTCACCTGGTACATGGTGGCCGGCGCGGTGGCCCTGGGCCTGTTCGTGAGTTATGCGGCCATGTTCGGCTTTGACAAACTCCGGGAGGCCCTGGAGCAGATCACCAACTGGGGCAAAGACAAAACGGGAAAAGAAAAAAGAAGGGGTGCGCCCCGGGTCTGGTTGTGGGGGGGGGGGGTTCGTTATTTGGAAGTAAGATCATCAGGCACATCAGACGAAAGAACCTTGCGATCAAAAGCCAACTGTTTCAATTCGAGAAAAGGACAATGCTCATAACCTCCGTGCGTATCCGCCGTTTTGCAGAACAGACAACTTGAACGCACACAGTTTTTATTGACGAACTGGGCGATTTCTGTTTTTGAATATCCCATTGACCTACCCATCCTTTCCGCCACCATGGAAAGGTGGCTGCATTTTTATTTTAAGGACCAGCCGATGAAATGTCAAGAAAGTGGCCGGGACCGCCGGGAAGTAGCCGCCCGGCCCGGCTTATATTGAGTTATCGGGCAAAGAACACGCCCAGGGGGCTACCGGAGGGGGACCGCCACCCGGCGGGGTGAATGTCCTCCAGGGCCTCCCGGGAGGTGCGGCCATCCGACCATCGGATCACCGCCATGGTGGCGGCGGGGGTCCAGCGGGTGGCCTCCCTCTCCAGGAAACCGACGATCACGCCGACCTCCTGGGGGTACATGGCGCCAAAGTTCCCGATCACGGGCTGGCCGACCATGACCAGGCCGGGGTGCGCGGAGGGCTGGGCGTCCTGGGGAATGTAGGCAGACAAGGGATCCGCCGGGGCGGCCTCCTCCACCTCCTCCTGGTCCTCCACGTATTCACAGGAGGCCCGGAACACTGGGGCCATGCTGTACCGTTCCGGGACGATATACTCACCGTTGTGGTCCGCGTAGATCTTCGCCCGGCGCTCCTGGCCATCCCGGCGGAATGTCACCGTTTTGGCTGTACGCTTGACGATCTCCACCACGAAAACACAGTTGTGATCGCAGGCGCTGGTGGCGTAATAAGATTTTCCGACTTCAAAAGTGGACATTCTGGAAACCCCCTTGATTTATTCGCCTTACTCTTGTAAAATCAGGGTGGGCCGGCGTAAGGCTGCCGGCCGCCCTGTTTGGGTTTGGTGCGCGGTTCACTTGCGAGGTGGGGCCGCGCACCGCTTTTTATGCCTTGACCTTGCTATCCCGCACGATCTTTGCGGCGGCCGCAGGGTCCGAGGCGGTGGCCTCAATCAGTTTTGCGATATTCTCTAAAAACTGATTGAGTTCCGCTGTGGTCATTTCGTCCATTCCCTCACTTCCTTTCGTAAGGGGCTGGCCGCCCCTGCCTTACGAGTATCATTATATACTTGAACAAGTATATTTGCAAGAGTGAACCTGCACAAACTTACACAAGTATATTTGTGCAGATTATATACTTGAACAAGTACACAAAAGGCGCTATAATACAGGAAAAGGAGGCGATCCCATGGAAGGAACAAAGGGGACGGCGGCAACCAGAGCAAAAAACAAGTATGCGGCCGCGAATTATGAGAGGCTTTCCCCCTTCGTGAAGAAAGGGAAAAAACAGAGGTACAAGGACGCGGCGGCGGCTGGAGGATATAGCAGCCTGAATGAATTTATAGAAACCGCCATGGACCGCCTGGCGGACGAAATCCTGGGGAAAGAGTAACGGCACCACACGCGCCGGTGTAGGGGCCGCCCAAGGGCACCCCGCCGGAATAATCATTTTTTCTTTGTTCAGACTATTACCACGGGTTTTCACCTGATCCCGTGCTAAAGTTAAGAAAAAGTCTGGTTATTCCCACACGGAGGCGCGGCGGTGAAGAAATTTCTATATCACGGGAAAAAGAATATCTGCGGGGACCGCATACGCATGGCGAGGCTGGGGAAACGGCTATCACAAACGGACCTGGCCCGCCTCCTCCAACTGGAGGGCGTCCCGATGGAGCGGGACGTGATCAGCCGGATGGAGATGGGGGATCGCCTGGTCACGGATTATGAGGTGGTCACAATAGCGGAGGTCCTGGACGTGCCCGTGTTATGGCTATTAGGGAAAGAATGAGAGCGGGCGGCGGGGCGAGGTGCTCGGGTTAAAATGGGCGGACATTGATTTGGAAAA